AAAGGAACCTCAACCACTGGATATTCTGTGTCTTTAAACTCCACTGAAAAAGTTGTTTTTAGTTTCACTACCAGTACTATAACATCCACGGGTTCAATACCCACAGATTCTTGGGTGCATATTGCTGTAGTACGATCTGGCACCGGCGCAAATCTAACAAAAATTTATATCAATGGTGTCAACGATGGTACCGGCACCGTTTCAACTGATTTCAGTCAAACCAACAATTTGTACGTGGGTGCTGATAGAGTCGCTGGTAGCCCTATGAAGGGTTACATACAAGATTTACGCATAACTAGGGGCCTAGCACGTTATACCGCAAACTTCACGCCGCCTACCCAGCCCTTCCCAATACAATAACAATCAGAAAATTTTTGATAGACTGATTTTCAATGCTGGGCAGTACAGCATGGTATAGCCGCCTGTTGCATAGAAAAATGCATAAATACCCATAAAGGAAATATTACCATGCTGATATCCGGATCGTTTCTTAGAGGCGTAACGCTGACTTCGGCCAGTTCGTCTGGGCCAGAACCAACGCCGCCCGTGCCAGAACCCACAGCATTTTGGATCAACACAGCCACCAATCCATTGGCAACACAGGCTTTCAGTGCTGATTTAAACCTTAGATTTAGTGCCAAAGATCCCAATGGTAACATCTACTCTGCATCTTATTTCAGTAATGCAACCAATACCTGCATTGGTTGGACTAGAATAGACAGCAGGGGTAATCTTGTTGGCAGTTATCCCATATACTATGCACCATCCAATGCAGTAAACATGACCGCAACCACAGGTGCGTTACAATTAGATTCCACTGGTAACGTTTACTTGTTGGCCAGCTTTGGCCTTGACGCAGCATTGATCAAAACCACTGGTCAAGGCAATGTCATATATGCCAAGAGATATGTCAACGGCAATACGGACGTAGCCAGAGGGTTTGTATTGGATTCCAGCAATGCCAACATTTATATCGCTTCAGACACCAGAACCAACAACAACATAGTGCAGTTTTCTGTGATGAAAGTTTCGGCCAGCACAGGTAACATCCTATGGCAAAAATCAGCCAACGTTCCGGGACAGACCACCAACTCGCAAGGGTCAGCCTATGGTGTAGATATCACACCCGATGATAATATCATTGTATCGGGCCGCAGCCGAAGTGTGGCACGTGGTACAACACAAAGTGGTCTGGTAATGAAAGTCGACCCAGAGGGCAACATAGTTTGGCAAAATTGGTACACTGCCAATGCTGGCAGTACAAACGAATTTGGTAAATGGTGCAAAGTTGACAGTGCCACTGGACGTATATTCTTTGCTGGAACACGCCAATCTGCATTCATGGGGTTATTACTTGATTCTACTGGTAATATCATATGGCAAAAGCAAGGGTTAGATACACAAGATTTCACAGATCCTAGTATACCTTCATTTGATTCAGGAGGCAATGTCTGGGTTCCAAGCGGCATAGCAAGTCCCAATGCATCACCTATACTGAAATTTGATGCCAGTACAGGAAATGTCTTGTTACAAAAAACCCTGGCATTTGATGGATTCAATGACGGTAACGGTCGTCCGCAGTATTGGAATATTCTGTTCAACAACGACTATTCAGGATTTTCACTGCCAGGCGGTGGATCGTCACCGGTGGGAAATCTTGTGATAGCAAGATTGCCTTCCAATGGTGCCGGCACTGGTAATTATGTTGCCAGCGGTAACAAGAATATCAGTTACTACGATACAACAGCCCCCATTGGCACAGGTAATTTAACTAGATATTCTGCCAACATGGTATTTTACAATTCAGCAGTAACCGTCCAAGACATATCTAATCTCACTGCTACCACAGGTACTTTGACCTTGACCAAGACCACCGTATTATAGTCGTAAAAAAAGGACGGTAGTTGCCTACCGTCCCCAAAATACCACTGACCCAGGAGCGTGAAGTCAGTGGGTACTGCTAAAAACTGTTCTTCATTACTGTGTTTTCTGCCAAGGCACGCCAGTTGGTAGGCGATACCTTGACCAAGTCTGCTACCTTCAAACACATACGCAGGCTCAATTCACGCAAGCGACTCTGGTTGGTGGCCATAAACTCAAAGATCGCCTCGGCAATACCTGGCTCAAGATTGTACTCGGCGAACAGGCCACCCTCGGCATCACGATGCACCTGCTGGATGCGCAACATCTTGTCGCGCTCGGTGTTGATGGTAAGATCCAGGAAGTGACACCGTGATTGCAGTGCTTCCAGGTGATCCTGCAGTTTCTTGCTCTTTAGGTTTTCAAACTTTAGGTTCGTGATAAAGATACAGGAACCTTTGAACTCAAACTGATCTGGCACACCTTCACGGCGCAACATGGACGAGTCTGAATTCCAGCAGATGCGACGCCGCTTGCCCGAGTCCAAGGCTGCTTTCAAGATGTTGAGTGCAATATCGTCCATCAACACGGAGTCACAGTCGTCGAACACTAGAACATTCTTGGGATCTGAATTCTTAAACAGAGCACAATACAAACCAATGGGAGTCATTGCACCTTTGATGATTTCAAACTTGACTTTTTTGCCTGACAATTTGTCAAAGATACCGGCTTTTTCCAACTGATACTCTACGCCAAAACTCTTGCCCACTCCCGGAGGACCAGACACGATCATGGCGCGGACATCGCCGGCGATACAGGCACGAGTCATTTCGTCCAGGATGCTGAATCGTGTTGCGATACGATCCATGGCTTCTTGATCAGTTTCCTGCGGTGCTATCTGCAGTTCGGCTTTTTTGAATTGTACAGTCTCGCTCACTTTATCTCCATTGACTACTTGAACATCAGAAATCTTATTTACTTTGATTTTGATCTGTTCGGGAAAGCCAGGAAACTGGCCGCTGTTTTCTACCAACACATTACCACCTTTGGCAGTGGTCTGGAAATCGCGGATCAAGGTAAACACCTGACCCGACACATCGGTATTGCGATACTCACCAGATAAAATACGAACTTGTGCCATACTCTGCTCCTTGCTTTATTATATTAAAACTATTATAGCAAATCTTGATTTATTGGTCAAATCTAGCAATTTACTTTGTTGCATTAAAACAACACTCAAAATCACTGTATTTTTACAGCGTTTCTAGTATATTAGCACAGTTAGATTTATTGGTCAACCGCAGGTTGGTTAGTTACTCTGCGCTCGATGTCTTCTTCTTCGCACTGATCACCATACTGTATCTCGATGATGCGCAAAGGGTTGGACTCGTTGTTGATCAGTTGATGCCACTCGTAACGATCGATATGTAGATATTCGTGGCGATCAAACACTCCACGGAGTTCAACATCAGTAGTGGCCTTGTCAATGGTATCAACTGTGGCCGAGCCTTCTGCTACCAACCAAAACTCACTGCGACCCGAATGTCTCTGCATACTCAGTGCCGCACCAGGTTCTACTGTGAGTTCTTTGACCTTTACTCCTGGTGCTTCGTGTAGCACACGATAGTATCCCCAGGGTCTGCGAGTCTTGGGCGCTTTCCATTCTTGTAAGATCCACGAACTTGAATTGGCTTTGTTGCTTCCACCTATTTCAAACTGAAAGTCGATGCCGGCCACACGCATCTCGGGAATATTGTCTTGGGTGCGATCTCCGCCGTTGCAGAATATGATGGTATCGTTGGGATGGCGCTGTTTGATTTCTTCCAAGGCAGCACAGCAACTACCATCTGAATCATCAAAGTAGGATATCACTGTGTCAACGCATCGTAGAGCACGAACCAAAGCCACTCGCTCGGGCAAAGGCATGAAACTGCGACCTTTTTTGCGCTGTAACCATTCGTCTGAGTTCACAGCCACATACAGTCGATCAGCCAACATACGGGCTGCTTCAAAACTGGCCAAGTGACCCGAATGCAGTGGGTCGTATCCTCCGGAACATACAGCGATTTTCATAGCGTCACATCCTCCATGCCAGCAGTTCTAAGCCTGGTGATGTGTCCCAGCATCCAACTCTTGCTGTCCAGTCCTTTCATGATTCCCAACCAACGATTGCGCAACAGTGCTACTTCGTTGATGATAGTTTCATAGTCAATGACTTCATCTTCACCATCCACATACTTTTCTGCGTCTCTACTACTTAATGCGCGAGCATAGCCCTCGAGATATTTTTGGAAATGTCGCCGGCGTATTTTACGCAGTTGGATATTGAGATAATTTAGTACTGCTTCTACTTCCTGCAGTTGATTGAATCTATGCTCGGTGATACCTGGTAGATCTTTGACATTACGCTCTACCAGGCCACCTATGCCGACTTCACGCTTGGCTTCCAACAGTTCAGATTCATAGTAGGCAATAAAATCAGGTATTGCACCTATGTCTGCTACTACTCGGCTGTACCAACTCATTTACCAGCGCTCGTCTTCTTCCTCATACTCTTCCTCTTCTTCCTCTTCTTCAAGGTGCTCTTCAGCATACTGCTTGACAGCACGTTTGATATCGGAGTCTCCGCGGAAAGCATCGCGGATGTCGTCAATCTCATAGTTGTTTTCAAACAATGTTGCTACCACTGCTTCGGCAGCATCACGGCGATCCACGGGATTGATACTGGGCTTGACGTTGTCCCAGATTTCGGCTATGATATCTAAGCTCATTCTGTTTCAGGTTCCTTTTTCTTGCGTTTGATCAACGGCTCGGGATCTACAGATACAGTATCTTGGATCTCCTGTGACACTGGTTCAGTGACTGGTGTTTCTTGTACCGTTGACTTCTTACTTATAGGCAAGGCAGAAAAATCTCTCATAACTTGGTCCAAGCAACCTGCTTCGTTTGATTCCCAGGCTCTGCGGAACTGTTTGATAATTTCGCCATCCGTTGTAGTGTAAGCCAGTCTGTTGCCATCTTTGACCAACATTTCCTGTTTTTCAAACAAGTCTACCAGGCCCGAATAAGGGTTCATACCTGTTTCATATGGAATTTTGACCTGTACTGATTCAAAAGGCTTGGCATAGCGTGTTTTCATTACCTTACAGGCCGCACGAATACCCAGCACTTCAGAAACCTTGTTGCCATCCTCGTCTTCTTTGAGTTTGAGTTTTTTCATGGCTACCACGATGGATGAAGCATAGATAAAACCTTGGCCGCCGGAGATCTTGTCATCGGGGTCAAACATATCCTGGCTGGCATATGTATGGTTGGTGGCCACCAAGCCCACATTGTGACTTCCAAACATATTCACGCAGTTACGCACCAAGGCTGTGAGTGCCTTGGGTTTGCGACCCAAGTCACCTTTTAAGTCACCGGCTTCAAACTGGTTCACGTCTGTGGGTGTGAGCAACATACCCAATGAGTCTATCACAAATAAAACCTTGGGCT